ATGGCATCGCTATGAGGCTCTCGCTTACCCACGCCCGCCGCGCAAGCTGCGCAAATGCGCGATCCGTCGCATCGATGCACGACGGCAACGGGAGCGGCGACGGTGGAGGAGAAGACGGTGAGCTGGCGTATTGCGCAAAAAGGCAGTAAATTCCGCGTCTGGTCTACGATTTCCGACGCCTGGCTCACTGACTGGGTTGAGCGCGACGCGGTGACAAGACTTTACCACGAAATTGCGCTGCTCGACTTCATGGAGAAGATCGTCGAATTTGATATGCGCTTCCCTGGTCAGTGCTGGGACCGCGATGGTATCAAGATCGAGGACGAGGAGCGAGAGCAAGCGTACGAGGCATGGCTAGGGAAGTCGATCACAAAAGGCCACGCAGTATACGTCGCCGCCATCGACGAGCAGTACAGGGAGATCATGAAGCGCATAGAAAGCAAAGAGGGGCGATGATCGAGGAGTTGGTCGAATACATTCGAAGCAAAGATTTTGGCGTCGAGGTGTTCAAAGGAGGCTTAAAGGTTTTTAAGTATGTCGGCAACGAGATTTACCAGTCCAATTGGATGATAGATCCCGTTGATGTGAAGTATGCCTATAAGGAAGGATTGCTTGCCCTGGCAGATCACCGCATGCATCAGCTCAATGATGCCATCGCCACGCAAGAAGCACCATGAGCGCGGGCCGATTGCAGCACATCGTCAAAGCCTATCGCGCACAGCTCGATGTCAACGACGCGCGGGCACTGCATAGCCTGGAAAGTGCCTATCAGGCGACGCTTGCGAAGATCACGCCGCGCCTGGACGCGCTGTATCGGCAAATCGAAGAGAAGCAACGCGCAGGCGAAGATGTGCCGCTCTCGTGGCTCTACGAAGAGCATCGCTTAGCGCATCTCAAGGCCTTCATCGATGAGCAGATGCAGAGCTTTGCAGGGATAGCCAGGCTGACCACAGCGCAGGCACAGCACCAGGCGGTACAGCTCGCCACGCAATCAGCGCAGGCGCAGCTCGCCGCAACGGTCCCCGATGGCGCGCGCTGGGTCTTTGGTCGCCCGTCGCCCGACGCCATCGCCAATCTCGTCGGCGCGACGCAGCAAGGCAGCCCACTGTATGATCTCTTCGACAGCTTCGGGGGCGATGCAGCGACGAAGGCGGGGCAGGCCTTGATTACCGGGGTCACTTTGGGGCAAGGACCGCGTGAGATCGCCAGGGCCATCGAGGATGCGCTGGGCACGACGCGGGCGCGGGCGCTCACCATTGCCAGAAACGAGGCGATCAGGGCGTATCGAGGCGCGCAGCTCGCCAATTTCCGCGCCAATAGTGATGTCGTCGAGCAATGGCGCTGGACCTGCGACAAATCGGCGAAGACGTGCGCGGCCTGCATTGCGATGGACGGCCAACTCTTCGATCTCGACGAGGATATGGAGAGCCACGTCTCCTGTCGCTGTACGCCCATGCCGGTGACGCGTTCCTGGTCAGACATTCTCGGCCCGCTTGGCATCGACACCAGTGATCTCGAAGAGACCAGTCCGGTTGACGATATGCAGAGCGGCGCAGACTGGTTCAACGAGCAAGACGAGGCGACGCAACGGGCTATTCTTGGCAATGCGAAGTACGACGCCTACAGCAACAATGAGTTCACGCTGCAAGATATCGTCGGGCGCAGCCATGATGCCGACTGGGGCGGCAGCATCTACGAAAAATCATTGAAAGAGCTGAGAAAATAAATGACACCTGAAGATATAGCGCGTCTCTTCCATGAGACCTATGAACGCCTTGCGCCACAGTTTGGCTACGAAACGCGTAAGGAAAGCGCCGTTGCCTGGTCGGATGTGCCAGCAGCCAATAGAAAGCTGATGATCGCCGTCGCGGGCGTCGTCTCGGCGAGACTGGCCGAAGAGCAAAAACTGCTGCCTATTCCGGCGCAGGTCGAAGCCATGCATAGCAAGATCCGCGCATTCATCGAAAACGAAGCATGGCAGGGCTTCAAGGTCACATTAATCACTGGGTACCTTGAAACGCAGTACGCGCCGACGTTGGCCAGCCGCGATGAAATATCGCCGACGCATGCAGAGTACATCACTTGCGAGGTCAAGGCTCGATTTAGCGTAGACGCCGTCCATCCCGCTAATAAACGCAGGATCTCTTGCCATGTCGATATAACGAGCGATGGCAAGCTTTGCCTCAGCGATACGCGGTTCGGCGTGTAAAAACATTGAAAGTTACAGGAATAATGAATAGCACAGAGAAAACAACGGCGCTCTCGCACTTCGAAGAGCTGGAGCGTGTTCTTGGAAATATCGAGGAAGTGCTTCCGACCATCGGCGTTTACTATGACGCCCAAGCACTGGCGAATGAGGCACGGCAGCACATCGAAGCCGCCAAGCAAATTGTCGAAAGTGCGCAGACCACCGAGCACCTCGCGGAGCAGATCCTTGCGATCTTCGCCAAATGCAAAGAGGACATCGCAACGGCAGTCGAGATCGATGCCACCGCGCTCGTCTTGAGTCGTGGCCTGGCCGACATCGCGAAGTTGTGCCAGCCGCTGGCACCGAAGAAAGTCGAGGTTGAGGGATGACAGGCACAACACTTGCAACGCCACGCTACTTTCTAGACACCGAATTCATTGAAGACGGCAAGACCATCGATCTTATCAGCATTGGTATTGTCTGTGAAGATGGCAGGGAGTATTATGCGCAGTCAACGGAATTTCAGGCGCGCAAAGCGTCCGACTGGGTACGCACAAACGTCTTCCCGCATCTCGTTGTCTGCTGCGCGTCGCCTGAGCGAGATCATATCAAGAGGCGCTGCGATCAGCCTGGGTGTCCGTGGCGCACACGCGCACAGATTCGCGATGAGATCCTCGCTTTCATGGACCCACAACGCTACGGCCCGCCTGAGCTGTGGGGCTACTACGCCGCCTACGATCACGTCGCCTTCTGTCAGCTCTTTGGTACGATGATGGCCTTGCCCAGTGGATTCCCGATGTATACCCACGACATCAAGCAACTCGGTGCCATGTGCGGTAATCCAGAGCTACCCACACAGACCAGCGGCAATGAGCATCACGCGCTCGCTGATGCGCGATGGAATCGAGACACCTACCAGTTGCTCATGCGATATCACCGCCCATCAATGACTGCCGAAGCATTGGCACGGCAGATCACCGCGATCTACGTGCAGGCAGGCAAAGCCATGAAAGAAAAAGGCATCAAGGAGGGCGCTGATATCGCAGAAGTTCTTAATAATGCCTTTGTGCAGGCGCTGCTGCTCTGCGAAACGCAGATCCCAAAGAAAAGCAAGGAGGCATAATGCTACTTTACATTTGCAAGACGTGCCATCACTGGCAAGATATGTCGCTGGCTTCCTGGCTGAGCAGTGTCGCCGACGCGTTCGCCGCATCGTTGCGACAATCCATGCTGAGCCCAGAAGCGACGCCGCAGCCATCGCAAAACGTCGCCTGCCCCAATGGCTGCGGGCCGATGACCTTCGTGAGCGTCAGCGACAAATTGCGCATCATCAACGAAGACGAGCAGGCCAGGCAATCGCTGCTCGCCCGTGCTATTCTTGCGGTCGTCGAACGTTCTGACCAGGCCGTGATGAACTGTACTGAATCGGAGATTGATGCGGTCCAGAGCACGGCACTTTCCGAGATCACGTCATTGTGCCAGAGCGAGCTCGGACAACGTGACATGCCGCGCATCATCTTCAAGCGCGTCGGCGGCCTCGCGGTCATCACACCGCTACCGAAGGACGACGAGGATGCCCATGAGACACATTGAGCGGGCGAGGCAGGCGCTCGCAGCCAGGATCAGCGCCGAAGCTACAACCATCGTAGCGCAGGCAAGGACGTGCTGCCCTGCCGAGATCGGCGACATCACGCAGATGTGCAGCGCAGGCCTCGAACAGCACAGAGATGAATGGATCATGCAGATCGCATCGCCGAGCAGATGGCAAGGCGAAGAAAGGGGAAATCATGGCCGTCACGAATAAGCCGTGGGATGGCTCAGCGTCGCGCTGGCCTGACACGGAAAGCTATTGCAAATCGTGTCTCATCGATCTCAACGAGCCAGGTACAGACAAAACGCAGGAGAACTGCAAATTGCCGATCTACGAGCCAAACGGCGATCTCAATGCGAACGCGTTGCCCGCCGCAGCAGGCGCGCTCAGCGGCGCACGCAATGCACTCAAAGGCGTTTCACCGGCTGACAAAAAGAAGGCGGCGAAGGCATTGGTGCGTGCGTACGGCGAGGCGAAGATGGACGTGCCGCCGTCCTTGAAGAGCATGGCACAGTAAAGGAGCAGCATGGAAACACGCATCACGATGAGCACTGGACATAGAGCACATCGTCATGGAACAGGCGCAACGCGAGCATCATCGTCAATTCGTGGGCGCTGAACTCACAACAATCTTAGAAACACTTGTGGAGGACCATGCAACATATGTCCAACGACGAACAGAATGAGCACGACGATGTGCCTGAGTATACTGGAGCAGGCGCAGTGGTCGAGATCAGCACAGAGAGTCTGCGCATCACCCTGGACTTTCTGCCAAACGTCGCGGCATCTATGACGATCCCTGCGAACGTCATGGACCAAGCTGCCGTCGAATGGCTGCGCAGCCGTCCTGAGCTTGCAACGAGCATCCTGGTCAAGCAGGTCGTCGCTGAGCAGGCGCATGCCAGGATCGTGCTCGAAGGGCGGCGTGCCACCACGATGACAGCGCAAGGCCACGCCATCACCGCGCGCTTTTCAACGGAGGCTGCGATGGCGAGCACTGAGTCACGCAGGGATATCCTGCAATTGCAGCGTGTTACCGTGCGCTACGCAGGCGAGCTGACGCAGACGACCATCGATGACTGCATTGCCTGGTTTATGTCGCAGTTCCTTGAGCCGTTGCCTTGCGTCTTCGTGAGCAAAGAGGGTGTGGCAGAGCTTTCCCGCGATCTTGCGCGCTACTGCGCAGATGGCGACGACGCCACGAAGCAGATCGTGTGGTATCGCGGCATCTGGATTGCGGTGCTACCCAACATGCCGATGAACACGCTGGTCTTCAATGACTTTAGCGTGAATCCCTAATTTTTGGCACCATTACTCAATCATTGACTATTCATCGATTGACTATCACACAATTCGAGGCTATACTATGGAAGAGGGAAACACTACCACGACGCCCGCGCCCGGCCAGGAGCCAGGCGTATCGGCAAGCACCCCGGGCCAGGAGCCCACGACAACCACGCCAGAACCCCAGGCGGGCGACGGCAAAACACAGCAAGACTACGAGAAGATCATCGCGGATCTGCGCAAGGAGAACGCGGGCCATCGCACCCGCCTCAAGAAATTCGAAGATGACGAGGCACAGCGTCGCAATGCACAACTCACGGAGGCCGAGAAGACCGCCAAGCAGCTCGCCGATTTCCAGAGCCAGAACGCAGAACTGACACGCCAGCTCCAGGAGGCACGCATCGGTCGCGCCGTTGGCAGCGTTGCCTCACGACTAGGCTTTGCCGATCCGGAGGACGCGGCACGCTTCCTTGATAGCGCAGAGCTCGAATTTGATGACAACGGCCATCCGACGAACGTCGAGACGCTGCTCAAGGCGGTGCTCAAGAATAAGCCGTATCTCGCAGGCAAGCCCGCGACCACACAGCCGACCGGCGGGGGTGCGACGAATCCACCGCGTTCGCAGACGAGCACAGCATCCATCGAGGAGCTGCTCGGCAGACTGCAAAAGGGGCAGATGTCGAGCGAGGAGTACAACGCGCTGCCACAGCATCTCAGAGCGCAGCTACGCGCCGCGATCAATGCGCAGACCAATCTTGGATCGCGCCCGCTCTAAAGGCAGGCAGCGCAACACAATCGAATACGATGTAGAACAAGTGATCTTTTGTATCTCGTGCTCAGGCAATGCGACAGCGTTGGTTGGGCAGGGGATGATGGGAGAGAGCAGTGAGTCTCAACAACTTTATCCCGCAATTATGGAGCGACACCGTCCTCGAAGCGTTGCAGCGCAATCTTGTCTTTGGCGCGCTGTTCAACGTCGATTACGAGGGCACGATCAAGGCGATGGGCGACACGGTGAAGATCAATGCTATTGGCGACATCACCGTCTTCAATTACACCAAAGACACCGACCTCAACGCTCCTCAGGCATTGACTGATGCGCAGACGATGCTCACCATCAGCCAGGCGAAGTACTACAATTTTGACATCGACGACGTAGACCAGGCGCAGGCGCAGCCAAACGTGATGGCCGCCGCCATGCGCTGGGCGGCGTACAAGATGGCGTTGACGATGGATCAATACTATGCCGGATTCTACACTGACGCCGTGAGCGCCAACCTCGTCGGCTCCTCTGGCAGCTTCGTCACTCCAGTCGCCGCGACCAGCGCAAACGTCGGCGGCGGCCAGACCGTCTACGACTACCTCGTCGTGCTCTCGCAATACCTCACACAGCAAGCCGTCCCCAAGCAAGGCCGATGGTGCGTCGTGCCGCCCTGGGTCAAGACGTACCTCACGCAAGACATCAGATTCACCAGCTTCAACACCGACGCGGGCCGCCAAACCATCCTCACCGGCAAGCTCGACGCCTCGGCTGGCATGGCAAGCGACGCGTACCTGGGCAAGATCGAGGGCATGGATGTCTACGAGAGCTTGAATGCGCCGAATCTCGGGGGCACGCCAGGCACGAGCGGCAGCCAGGACGTGGTGCTCGCCGGGCACACGATGGCCGTCACGAAGGCCGAGGGCATCAACAAGACCGAAGCCTATCGCCCGCCGTACCGCTTTTCTGATGCCGTCAAAGGCCTGGTATTGTATGGCGCGAAAACCGTGCGTCCCTACGCGCTGGCTGCGGCGTACTTGCAGCATCCATAGGAGGACATTGACATGGCGCGAACAAATCTTCCCATTACCAACATCGCCGCTAATGGCATTGTGCTCAACTCCGGTGGCACCGCCATTGACCAGGCCAACGGCATGAATATCGCGCTCACCTCGACCGGCATTCCAGTCGTCGGCTCCGCTGATCGCTTACTCATCTATGTGCAAAACACGGCAGCGGCAACCAAGACCGTGACGATCAGGGCAGGCGTGGGCGGCGGCGCAACCGCAGGGGCCGCGTTTCGCTCAGGACTGGGCGATCTTGTCACTGGCAACCTCTCGGCCACGACCGGCACCGCCTTCATCGGCGCGCTCGACATCTCGCGATTCGCACAGCTCGACGGCTCGATCAATATCGATTTTAGCGCGGGCACGACGGGCACGATCTGGGCGCTATTACTGCAAAGGTGGAATTAGGACAATGAAACCAGACATCTTGACGCAGATCCTTGCGCACGTCAATGAGGGCCTCGCCGTCCACGAGAGCCACGGCCATGCCGAGCGAATCGGGCATATGCACAGCACGCTCGAAGCCATCAAGGCCCTCATCGAAGGCAACGCTGAGCCCGAGTCCAAGCCTGCCAAGCCTGACGAGAAAGGGACAAAGGCATGACGACGATGACCTTGCCACCGATGGCAACGGGCGGCATATGGCTGCAAACGCCTGATAATCGCCCACCGATGTACGTCACGCATGAAGCGCATATCGCTCGGCTCACCGCAGAAGGCGCGCGGCCTATCCCTGATCCACGCGATCCGGCGAAGCTGGCTGCGGCTGCGCAGATGAGCGTACAGGCAGTGCAGGCCACGCCATCAGCGAATGAGCTTGCGCTCCAGGCCCGCATCGACCAGTTAGAGGCTCTTTTGCAGCAAGTGCTTGCAGGCCAGGCTGCGCAGGCGAGTGCTGACAGCAAAGCACACAAGGGCAAGGCGTAGGGAGGATGATCGATGCCAGTTCGCAGCACGATGACGGCGCTGATCGCCCGCGTGTCTCTCATGATCGGCGATCCGACGAACGCACAGTTCACGACGCAAAACGTCCAGGATTACCTGGATCTCAACCGCGACGATGTGCGCTATGAAAGCCTGGCAATCGCGCCCTCCATCGTGAACACGGCATCGACTGGCAACCAGGCGAGCACGATCTTCGCCGACTACTATTCGAGCTTTGGCTACTGGGAAGATGACGTGGTACTGCAAGGCTACTTCAACGGCGCGGCGTGGGTCGTGCTGACGCCGGTCGCATCGGAAAATCTCGTCGGACACTGGGCTTTCGAAACCAACGTCTTTACGAGCGGCACGGTGCCGGGGCAGCTC